AGCTGTTCTTAAAGAGATTGGCACAGAGCAATCCGAGAAGCTCTTAGAATATTTATTAGTATCTAAAAGACTAGGTGCAATATCAGAAGGCAAACAAGCGTGGCTATCATCAGAGCGCAACGGACACATCTACGGTTCTGTAAACACTAACGGAACTATAAGTGGACGCTGCTCACACCGCAGTCCTAACATGGGACAGATACCATCGACTAACTCTCCCTACGGCGCCGAGTGTCGTGAGTTGTTTACTGCTACCGAAGGTTCAGTATTAGTTGGTGCGGATGCGTCTGGCTTAGAGCTGAGATGTCTTGCACACTATTTGGCAGCATACGATAAAGGAGCCTACGCGAAAATTGTAACGGAAGGTGACGTTCACACTTCTAACCAAGAGGCGGCAGGACTACCTACACGTAGCGATGCTAAGACCTTCATCTACGCATGGCTCTACGGAGCGGGTGACGCCAAGATTGGTTCCATTGTTAATGGTTCTGCCGACGAAGGTTCCCGCCTCAAAGATAACTTTATGCGAAAGAATCCTGCTGTTCGTTATTTGACTGACGCTGTGCGTCGTAAGGTTAAACAATACGGACAACTACGCGGGCTAGACGGCAGGAAACTACCTTGCCGCTCGCCGCACTCCGCCCTTAACTTACTTTTACAAAGTGCAGGTGCGGTCATTATGAAACAAGCTCTATGCGAGTTTGTTAATACAGCTACTAAACCCTACACCATGCACGCTAACGTCCATGATGAAGTTCAGTTTAGTTGTAACACCGATGACGCTGACGAACTAGGTCAGCAATTCGTAGACGCCATCAAGCAGGCAGGGGAAGTCTTAGATTTCGATTGCCCATTAGATGGTGAATATTCAATAGGTCTTAATTGGAAGGAGACACACTAATGTCCATTAACTTAAACGACGATTTAAACAGAGCCTACCTAGAGGGACTCACAGCCCGCCTAGAAAAGAAGAGAGTCAAGCTAGGAGAACTCACCAAAGAATTAGGTCAGTTACAAATCTTAGAAGATGAAGTCTTAGAAGAAATCAAAGTAATCAAAAACACAATACACCATGCACAAGACAGCAATAATTGACGGAGATATGATGGCTTACAAAGCCTGCTTCGCATCTGAAGTTGAAACCAAATGGACAGATGATTTGTGGACACTACACACCACAGAATCGAGCCTCATGAAAGAGGTGTCCGTTTTTATTACTAATATAAAGAAGAAGACTAATACGGACGATGTTCATATTATTCTCTCTCCTAAAACAACATTTAGAAATAAGTTGTTTCCTCTCTACAAAGCAAACCGTAAGGGCAAGAGAAAGCCTATGGGTCTGCAATGGGTCAGGGACTTTACTTCTAATAACTACCCAACAACAATCGCTGAGAATATGGAAGCGGATGACCTGTGCGGAATCCTCTGCACCAAACATCCGCGAAAGTATGTTGCGGTGAGTGGGGACAAGGACTTCAACACACTTCCTATAACATGGTTTAACCATTTAAAGGGTGAGTATATTAAAAATACAAAAGAAGAAGCCCGACAGTTCCACCTCATACAAACCCTAGCGGGCGACAGCGTTGACGGCTACGCAGGTTGTGTAGGTATAGGACTTATTACAGCTAAGAAGCTTTTAGATAAACAAGGCTACACATGGGAGACGGTTGTTTCTCAATACGAAAAGAAGGGGCAGACAGAAGCCGACGCGCTTATGAATGCTCAGTTAGCTTACATCCTTCAGAAAGGGGATTATGATGAAGAAACAAAAACCATTAGACTTTGGACACCTTATGAGCAAGATTGACCCAATACTCCCCGACTCAGGTTCGCGCTCTGAGTTCGACACAGGAGCAGTACGCGACGCGATGAGCGGTAAAGGCATGCCATCTTTAATTCCTATCGCAGCTTTACGAGCTGTCGCTAAGAGGTTTGAGGATGGCGCCACAAAATACGGTCGAGATAATTGGCAGAAGGGTATTCCCGTAAGTCGTTATATTGACAGTCTGTATAGACATCTCTGGCAACTTATGGAAGATGACACCGCTGAAGACCACGGCGGCGCTATCATCTGGAACGCCATGTGCCTTATTCAGACTAAGCAATGGATTGAAGAAGGACACCTTCCCGAAGAACTAAATGACATAAAACCACCAAGAAAGTAGGATTATATGAAAGATGCTATGCAGTTGCCTTTTCCGATTGTCCCTGAGGACTTATTAAATAAGCTTGATGAAGTGTTTCCTATGAAAGATTTCACTCAGCAAACAGACCTTCGGGATATGGACTTTTATAGCGGGCAACGCTCCGTTATTCGCTTTCTAATCTCTAAGAGAGAAGAACAATCAAACAATATAATCAGACTGGAATAAATAATTATGTGCATGTCAAAACCAAAGATGCCTAAACCCATCCCCGCCCCCGCTCCGCCACCCCCTCCCGTAAAGAAGGTGAAGAAGCTGAATACAGAAAATAAAAGAGCGACCCGTAAAGCCACCAAAAGGCGCGGAACTGCATCTTTAACTGTACAGCGTCCTACTATTAATACAGGTACGTCTGGTGGAACAGGAGTAAACTACTAATATGAAAGGCGATGGAAAAATACTTGAAGCCTTAAACGTCAACACACGCCACGAGTTTGCATGGCATGGAGGCGAAGGCGTCCTCCTTGCATCTAGTGATGCGTGGGCGGGACGAACTGTAAAATTACAACAGCTAATCGGTAATGTATATGTAGATATTCAAGGCGCTATCTTATCAGGTAACGGCGGATTACAATTCACTACAACAGCCCCAAAATTAGGTATTGTTCTGTCTGGTTCTAGTGCGCACTCTGTTTTCGTTTCAGCACAAGGAATATAAATGCTTGTTAAATCTAGCCAAGTAAGTCCACTCGTTACACAACAACAAGTGCAGCCGTTGGTTAGCTCAGATACAGTCGATTCTTTTATTGGAAAGTTTGGCGCACCTACCGCAGCTTACAGTCTACGCGACCTTAACGACTCGCGAGATAACAATTGGGTTGTCCGTGTGCGTCGTACTGTCGACGATTTAGAGCGGAACTTCAAAGCCGCGGACTTAACTGATGGCACGATAACAGCTTGGGTTATGGAAGGTGTTACTCTATCTTCAGGTCTTGGTGCTACGATGAGCTGTGTATCTAAATGGTATGACCAATCAGGAAATAACAACCATGCGGTGCAGACAGACCCAAACTTACAACCTAGAATAACTGAAGGAGTCCCCATCCGTTACTTAGATGGTGTAAAATTCGACGGTTATGAAGATTACTTCGATATTAGCAGCAGTATTCCATTGTCTAATGGAACTCCTCTGTCTGTTTTCTGCGTTCAAAGTCCCCAAACAGGACACGACAGATTCACATTAGGGTCGGCAACTAGTAATAGAGGTATTTCCTTCAAGACAACGAAGGTTTTCTATTACTTCTCTAAAAAGGGTATAAGTATTCACGCCCACGGTCACCATGCGGCTTTTACGTTATTCAGCGTAATTCACGACGGCACTAGCCACACTCTGAATGGACAGCAGACCAACAACTATGCAGGCGAGAATGTTATAGCGAACCGCAACGGTTCAAAGCTTATAGACTCCACACCAGATGCAGACATGGGGAGTGAACAACATACTAATTCAATAGACTATGTAGGACATGGAGTACCTGCGAATCGCCTTAGGGGTGAACTTAAAGAGTTAATAATCTATACAACAGACAAGACAGCTAGTCGTGGTGCTATGGAAATCGACATCGCTAATGCAAACGGTATACCCTTCTAGAAATTATGAATTATCAAACAGCAGAGCAAATCTACCACAAATGTGAGGGTAATAGAAACTCCTACTTAGATAGAGCGCGTGTAGCTTCCAAGCTCACACTTCCCTACATTATGCCTGAAGAAGGCTTTGGGGCATCTAGCCGCCTAGACACACCTTTTGCGGGCGTCGGTGCGCGTGGAGTTAACAACCTTGCATCTAAATTACTACTAGCTCTACTACCACCGA